CCCCAACATAAGAAACATCAACCTTGGGAAAAGAGTTTACGGCAGCTTGTGTCGAGTAGGAGGTCATATAGCAACGGCCAAAAGAAATAACATTATAGCCGGTAGCGTTTGGATCTGTCGTTTCTTGAGGGTCTCTAGTCGTGAGATCTTCAAGCTTTTCCCCTGTGTGTAAATCTTCCCGATCCCCTCTTACTGCTAGGTAAAAGTTTTTCCTGTCTCTATAGGTTCTAGCTGGAAAAAACGGGTCGTACGTTCCTGTTTGGTAATAATAATCCGTATGCTCTTCCTCGTCGACAAAACCAGACAATAAAGTGTGCCCAGTATTATTGGCGTAAAAAGGAGCACCGGAGAAAGGCTCTTCGTACTGGGGGAAATTTACATAAAGCCCCATTTTAGATTCGTTTGAAACGTCTGCAACTAAATAAGAAAAAGAAAAATTAACCTGAGGCGGATTAATTATCGGGCGGTCAATTACAGATCTGGTGTTCATCTGACTGATCTGAGTATGAGGGATGCTAATATCGTAAGAGAGAGTCTGTACCCTATCTATGGGTTTGACTAAATTGTGAGTAACTAGAGGATTAGAGTAGTTATTATGGGGCGCCTCACCTATATAACTTAAAAAGTTATGCCCAGATGGCCCTACGAAGAGTCCTTCCGCATTGTAAATAATTCTCGACATTATTCTCCATCATACTTACTGCAGTATAGTATACCAGCGAGAAAATCGTCCACCTGATGTTCGTAAGCGATAGACTGAATCTCTTTTACTCTTTCCTCGTTTCTGTCAGTCGGTTCGGCCGCATATCTTCCAGCTTTAGCTAACCAGTTTTCCGGGTCCTCGTTATGAATAACTATATTAGAAATCTGTTGAGCAATTTCTTTTTGCGTCTTATTAAGGCGCTTGCGATTATGCAATTGCCTTAACGCTGATTCGACTTCAATATTAAGCTTATCCGCTAGATTTAGATTATCTTGAATTCTTGATAGACTGAACTTAGCCGAGGCTTTTAAACCTATTGGGTTCTTCTTATCGGTTTCTTTTGGCCTACCGGTTCCCTGCGGCCTTCCCTTTTGTTGGGGCACAGGCTTTTTGTTATTTTGATTAGGCGTTTCTTTAGGGACTTCGATTTGCTTATTGCCCAAAACCGGCTCGTATAAGCCTTCGTCTCTGAGCGATTTAAACCTTTCTTGAGACTCTAACGATTCTTCTGTAGTTGGCATGCGTCCGGACTCTATAGCCTGAATCCCTTCTTCAGGGGTCAAAACTCCCAGTTCTATTAGCCTGCTGTATACTCTAGCGTAAACAGAATTGTCTCTTAAATCCAAATCTTCAAAATGAGGAGTCGGGTAGTTTTTGAAACCCATCTCTTTAGACAGTCTCTTAATTTCTGGAGTTAAGAAATCATTAATGAAAACTTTTCGACCTTCGTTGAGCCTTTCCATAAAGACTTGAACTTTGATACTTGAGTTTGCAAATTTTTCATCGCTCAAGAGAATATTATTCAAACCCATTTGAATATCATGATTGACTACTTCATATTTCTTGGGGTCCAGAATGCCAGCGATGTCGGGTATTACGAATTTGGCTTGAGTTGTATAATCGGAAATCAAAACTCTACCGACAGACTCGTTTTCAAAAAGCTTCTGCATGGCAAGAAGGTTCTTCTGGTTAACCCCGCCTTTCTCGGGCTCGGAGCCCATTGTCACCAATAAGATAGCTTGGTTCGTAGTGCGAGTTAAGGCCATGTCCATTTTTTTCATCTCCTGCTTCCAGTTGATGTCTTCTAAAACAGGGTAACCCATCGGGACAGCGAAAGGTTCATAGTCTTGTTTCTTGTAGAAGACCGCTGTCATTTTTTCAACAGGAAGAGGAATAGACACAGCGTTATTGGCGGGCTTTCTCTTTTCTCCTTTAATCTTCTTTATGGTTTCTGGGTCGAGATTCTCTAAGACTTGAACATCTTCTTCTGTCTTGGGATTGCGCAACCTTTCCAACTCGTAATCAGTTAATATTTTTCTAAATTCTCCTGAAGTAAAAGTGATGTTTCCTGTGATTTGAATATCGGCAGGGTTTAGAATGATATACCTTGCGGGCAAAGAGTAAGAAGCGTCCGAAACTAAGCCAAAAGTTTGGGTCATCTTCGTAACATCTTCTTGCGAAAGACTAGCGTCAAACCTATGGATGAAAACGTTGCCTGATCTGTAATACTCGCGAAAAAACTTACTTTGCAAATTATTAATGTTTATCTTTTTAAGTAAAGCGTTAAAAAAATCTTTAGACTTCTTACTTCCTCCCGTAAGATATAGATTACTCATGGAAAATTCTGTCATGAGATCTATAGTATTTCTAAAGACCGAAAAGTTATAATAGGCCTTCTGGCAAAGCACTATGGTGTCCCTTATATCAAGACTAGAGTTACTGGAAACCCCTTGGGTATAGCGAAATGGGATAATACCGTCTTCGATATTCGAGTACCTGTCGGTTCTTTCTATTGACCCAGCCTTGTTGCGCCGCGTCCTAGTAGAAGCAAAAGACTCCTGAAACCCTTCTCCGGCCATTAAGGGCTCTTTAAGAGAATTTTCTTCCTTAGTTTTTCTTGTTACGGCCATATTTAATTTAAAATTACACTTAATTAATCATTCTTGGAACAAAAGTGAAGTTAGCTTCTTCAACTTTTATACTTCTAAGATCATTATAGGCTTTTACAGCCCAATTACCTAGCATTAATGTCGTATAATTATCCCTTCTGGCTCTGTTTGCAGAATTACTTCGGCGAAGATGCTGGGGGAGGTCGAAGGTTTGTGTTCCTTTGGCTGTCGACTTTACCTCGATCAAAGCGCATTGCTTCTTAGTTTGGTAAATTAGATCGTCTTGAGTCTCGATTAATTCCCCTATATCGTTAAAGGGGGTGAGATTGATCGGGATCTTTAACGATGTAGCTCTTGAAAAGAAGCTTCCGAACGCTGAGGTCCTTGAGGCAAAAAATATTTTTTTATGATCGATACAAGACTGCAAGTATTCATTAGCGTTTCTTAGGAAGTCGGAGCTAAAAATCTGCCTAAAACAAACAACGTTATCTTTAGGGTTGTATTGCCTTTTAACCGATCTAAGCTCTTTCTCATATTCAACACCTTCTTTTTCGGTATTAAAATCAAAAAACTTAATTTTTAACTTAGCTTCTCTGAATAACTCCGATTCATTTGCTCCATCAATAAATTGATACCCGGCGTTATCAATTATAATCAGCTTGATATTAAAGTTCTTGTATACGTAAAATAAATACTTGATATGATCCTTTAGGTTTCCTCCCGCCACTGCATAAGAATGAACCAATGTATAAGACGTTTCGTCTAATTCCAGTATAGACATTGCGAAATAATCTGAACTCGGGCTATTGCTAAAACTTGGATCAATCGCTAGAATATACTCCTTGTCGGGGCTCCCGGCTATTCTTGAATGCGGAGCTTCTCCGTCGGGCACTGTGCATTCGTACATTTTTTTCGCGCTAAAATAACTGTCGCTTCCATCAGTAAATTGAGCGCAGTATTCCCGCTGAAAAGAAGAAGTGGACGCGCCCCCAGCTTGAGCTTCTTCAATAATCGTTTTATCGATCATGTCCTTGGGGATAGAATCATAGCCCATTTGAGATATAAAATACTTAGACTCTAGATTGTCATCCGAATAAATATTTCCCATCCACTCTTTATATGTTTTATATAAATTTTCGAAGCTATAACTAGCAGAAGACAAAGCTATCATTTTTGATTTATTCTCAAAAACCATACGATCTTTTTCCCCCATCTTTCCGGCCTTAATCAACGAGTCCTCTATTTCCCTAACTCTTATTCTTTCCGCCATGTCTTGAGGGGCAACCAAGAAAGGCATAAGGACTGTTTTAATAGTTTCTTCGGGAAGTAAAAGATACTCGTCAAGTACCAGAATGTTTGCTCGAAATCCACGAATCTTTTCTCCGCTCAAAGGTATAGCCGTTACGCTTCCTCCGTTAATTCTCCACTCAAACTGATCATTACGTTTAGACTTTGCTCCGAAAGCTTGCGCTAGCAACTCAGCCCCTTTAGTCTCCACTATCTTTTCTAGATTCTGGAAAATAAATCTAGCAGTACGAAACGTTGGACCAGCTACAAGGATTTTTGTATTCGGTTCAAATATGCATTGAAGAAAACAATAAATAGACGCGATAAAAGTTTTCCCGCATCCGCGTCCCCAAACGCACATATTAAAATTCCTATTAAAAAAACCTTTAAGAGTAACTTCTTGATATGGCGCCAATTTTATTCCGGAAATCAACTCTACCGTAAATCCTAAGTTAGCCCTTAGAAATTTTGCTAGCGTTATCTTCGCCTGCTTGGATTCGAGCTCTCCTTTTAAATCTAGCAGTTCTAGATTAGTGTCGTTTACGACTCGGTTATACTTCTCGTGCGCGTACCACATATTTAATCATTTATAACAGTTTTGAATCATATGCGTATTGCAAATCTACTTTTGCATACTCGCAATTACTAAAAAATATCCTTTTCATCACTCTTATAGACTCTTGTCTATCTTTGACAAAGAGAAACTGTATGTTGGGGTACTCTTGAATTACGGTTCTTATATTATGAAAAATATGTTGCGGGTTAGTTCTTATGTTTTTATAGGTTCTTTTAAGCTTGTGAAACATTAAACTCGCATTATAATCGCTCTCCACAAGAACAATC